GCAGTAATATTTATTGATTTATTTGTTGCAGAATTTCTACCGCCCGATGCACTATAGTACGCAAAACCAGAAGGGACGTTAGCAGGTGCATACGGTAATCCACTAATAACTATATTAGTAGCACCAGTTCCATTCGTGGTAATTGTTACATCAAATTGAATTGTGCATATACCAGCATTTAATGTATAAATTCCAACAACTGATCCAACCGTTGTAATTGTTCCAGTTCCAGATGTAACTACTGGAGTCCAAGGTGCTTGAAAATATACAAAATTTAATCTTGGTACTAAAGAAAGATTAGAACCTTGACTATTATTATGTACAACTACGTTTGTAGGATCAGAAGGTGAACCACTACCCCAAATATTTCTGGCAAACACAGTAGATAAGTTGTTACCACCTACGTTTATTTCTCCAATTGTTTGATACCCAGCATCAATTACACAACAAGATGAATTTGTATAGTTTTGGATATTAAGAGCAGTATATGAAGCATAACAGGAAGCAATTATATTTTGAGTGGCTGAACCTTCAGCATAAAGCAAAGTAAATGTAGTTGCATAACTGTTGTATAAGAAAGCAACATCTCCCCAATATTGACCCAAGAAATGCACTGTTGCCCCATTAGAACCAATAGCTTGCGTTGCTGCAATTGTGATGCCTTTACTTGATTGGTAGTGACTACCATTCATGTAAAAAGATGTTCCAGTAAAATCAGAAGATAAAGGCATCCATGAAGGAATATTTGCAACTGGCACAGTAAGGTTAGATGGAGAAATTATTTTGTCAAATTGTGCTTGAATGTTGATTGCACTATTTGAGTTGTAACACATCAAACCATAATAGTTTGTCATGCTAGTTACGTTTTTAACTGAAGATCCAAATGAAGTATTTAATTGAATGCCTACACCGAAACCCAAAATAGTTACATTTTCAATAATTGCGTTTGGGCAACCAACTAAACGTATAGCGCCCCAAGGCACATTGGTTTGCGATGAAGCATTAGCATCAATAACGTATAAACCTCTAATAGCTACGTTATGCAACGAATTGTAATCAGTATCAATATTTGCATTTACATAAGCGTTATATGCAACTGCTGAACCACCAGAAGTCATGTAAGTTGCGCTATCAATTGCCCATTGCGTTGTTGAACTACCAAAATCAGCATAGATTTCGGATATTTTTGCATTTGTCCCAATAAATGGATAACCTCCTGCACCGTTGCCAAGTAAGGTAATGCCATATCCAATTTTTAATGTGCTAGTTATTCTAAATTTTCCAGCAGGAATGTAAACAGTTCCGCCTCCAGTAGCACTTGCTGATGATGTTGTTGACAAAGAATTTATAGCCGCCTGAATAGCCGCTGTATCATCAGTAGTACCATTGCCCACAGCGCCATAATCCAAAACATTGACTACAGCGCCTTGGATCATTGAATAAGATACTTTTGTAAGAGACATTTTAAATTCCTTAAACTTGATATGATGCGCTACCAGCCAAATAAACTAAATTAGCACCAGGATATGTTCCATCGTAATACAACATATTGAATTTTGTATTGTTGGCAACAATTCCAACAGAACCCATTTTGGATGTAATTCCACCAAAATCCCTAAATGCACCGCAACTGTAATATGCGCCTGGCGTAAACGGCAAACCATCCACTTGTAAAATTGAACTACCTGTACCATTGACTGTAATTGAAATTCTAAAAATAATTGTTACTAAATTTCCAACTCTTGTATATTGACCTGTAACAGTTCCAACTGTTGTAATTGAACCAACAGCCGCTGTAACAACAGGTGTCCAAGTACCTTCTTCGTACCAATTAAGCAACTGGCTTGTTTTACCCGATGCTGAAGTGTTAGCAGTGAAATTGACGCCTTTAGCTGCTGTGCCAGGAATTAAGTTTCCTGTAAATCCTACGTTTGTGCCATCAAAAGTAAAAGCAGAACTAGTAGCTAATACACTTGAGCTACTTGCATAAACAACACCATTAGCAGTAAATGAAGTAAGTCCAGTACCGCCATAAGTTGTGCCAATTGTGCTACCTGCCCATGCACCAGCATGACTTGTTGCAGTCAAAGTTCCTGTGCTTGGCACAAAGCTAAGTTTTGTGCTCGATGTAGTTTGCGGTAAATTTCCAGTTGTTGCGCTAACTATGGTTGGATACCAAGTAGCGCTAGAACTTGTATTGTCAGTTATTGCGGTATTTGTTGCGTTTGTTGCAGATCCAACAGATAACGTAGATTGCGCTACATACTGGGGCGCAGTACCACTAGATGTTAAAACGTAATTAGTTGTGCCAATCGCAAGTTTAGATAATGCAGAACCAGAGGCGTAATAGGGCAGATCACCAGCTGTGTAACTGGTTAATCCTGTACCGCCTGCGGTTGTAGGAGTTGTTTTCCAACCAATTACTTGTATTGCAGCGTTGTTGTCTTTATAAAACAGTTTGCCGTCTGTGTAATTGATAGCCAATTCACCCGCACCCAAATTAGCAGCGAGAGGCGTATTAGTAGCCGTTCCGCTGTTATATAGGTAAATTGGGGTATAGTTTGTTTGCGCCATTTTTAAATATTAGGTGTAAAAACTTGAGGTTTCCAGGGCGGTACAACGGCTTTCTTAGATAGAGATTTTAACTGTTCTATGAGTCTAGATGTAATTAAATTTACACCGTCCTTGTAGGTGTCGCTCTCTACCCATTTAGCGACCATATCCTCAGTCACTTGCGCAAAAGGAACGGTCATAACTGGATTTGTAAACCACCAATTGCCTTCTGTTTCCACTTTTTTATCATCCTCTGTTGCTGTTACAAAGTATTTAGCATGAGTAATTAACTCATTTTCAGCAGAAATTTCTAATATTTTCCAAGTAATTTCCATTAAAAAGTACCTCCATTTAAACCACTCGTCAATGCGCCAGTTGCAGGCCAATAAGTTAGTTTTGTAGAACTTGTGTATTCAGTTGTTAAATTGCCACTTGTTTGGTTTGCAAACAATATGTACCTGGTCCCTGCGGTTGTTGTGTCATCTGTCACCGTTGCATAGGCCGTAGGCGTTGTCCATGATGGGGCGCTTGTGCCATTGGACGTTAAAACTTGACCAGTTGTACCGTTTGCAATAAAAGATGTTGCGCCTGCGCCTGTTTGGTAAGGTATCTGACTTGCAATACCACCAGCCAGGTTTGTTGCAGTCCCGACCGACAAAGTAGACTGTGCAACGTACTGCGGGGCGCTTGCGCCTGCGGTCAAAACGTAACCAGACGTGCCAAGCGTTAAGAATGTGGTTGTGCTTGCTGCGCTATTGTAAGCAATTGCGCCTGCCGAACCACCAGCAATGTTAGTTGCCGTACCAACAGATAACGTAGACTGGCTTACCCAGGTTGGTGCAGAGCCTGTTCCCTGAGTCTGTAGAATTTGGCCCGAAGTGCCTGCCGAAAGGAACGCAGTCGTACTCGCAGCCGTTTGATACGGAAAGGCATAAGCAGATCCTCCAACAATATTTGTTGATGATGTGGCAGTTGCAGCATTACCGCCAATGCTCAATCCACTTGCAGTACCTGTAATGTTTGTACCTACAAGTGCGCTGGGCGTACCCAAAGCAGGCGTTACAAGCGTTGGGCTTGTAGCCAATACTACGTTACCAGTTCCAGTCGTTGACGTGCTAGAAGCAGCTGTGAGCTGACCCTGAGCATTCACCGTAAAGTTACCTAATGTGTAACTTCCCGCAGATACCGCAGTATTTGCAATTGCGACCGTTACCGCTGAACTGCCGTTGAATGACGTGCCTGACAATCCTGTGCCAATGGTTAATGCATTTGTCGTGTTTGCCGTTACAGTTGCAGACCCACCAAGTGAAATAACAGATCCGTTTACTGTGATTGAGCTATTGGTTAACCCAGAATTAGGAATTGTTGCATTTATTTGACTGGGCGCTATAGAAATTGACGTGTTCGTGACAGATGTGACCTGGCCTGACGAATTTGTCACAAATACTGGAACACTACTGGCAGAACCGTAAGTGCCTGCTGTGCCGACCGCAGTAATGCTAAACGTATATCCTGATAATGTTAACCCTGTTCCTGCAAAATATGCAGTTGCGCTTGCAAGTTGCGACCAAGTAATTGGTGTTACACCTAATGTACCACCTGCAGAAATCGTACAAGCCCAACCAGAGTTTTGCTGATTTGTGCCGTTTTGAATAAATACAAATGCGCTGACCAATGAGGCGTAGGTGTTAGCATCTGGTGATCTGGACCATGCTCCTGCTGCAGCCACATAAATACCGTTGTTTGCCTGGTTAGTCTGGTTTTTAACCAATACTCGGTCACCAGAAAGAGTTGTGTAGCCATCAATTGTCTGCAAACCAGATAAAGTAATGTTTACAGTTGTAGCAACCTGGCACTCGGCCTTGATTGCGTACCCTTGCACAAACATGTCTACATAGGCTTTATTTACTATGTCTGTAGAATTAGATGGGGCCGTGCTAATCGAGCCTGTTGTTGTAGCTACATTTACAAAAGTAGCATTCGCTGGGGTTGTGCCACCAATAACGGTACTATCAATCGTACTGTTTGTTATTGTTAGACCCGATTGAACTGGATTAAAAGTAGCATAAAAAGGACGCCCCTGGCCTAAAAACGTCTGAAAGTTTCCGAACACATCGAAGTATGCCTGTACTGGCAGTATATTCTGATCAACGGTTGAGGCAGGGGCATTCATTAGTATGGGATGCAAGTCATGACTATCACATCACCAGCAGACATATTTGCTGCAAGTCCTGTAGTAATTCCGTAACCAGTTACAGTAACTGATGTGGTGCTACTAGCAGTTTGTTGCAAAAATAGGCTTGAACCAGATGTTACATCATTAGCAACAACCATCCAACCGTTTGGCGCAGCTGGTAAAGTTAAAGTGCCTGATGCAGCACCACCACTACCAACAGTCACCGCAAAACAGTTTGGTGTTACGCCTTTAAGCGCAGGGGAAGTACCAAAACCGCTTGCAATAACTGGTTGTGTAGAATAAGTGCTAAGTAACACTGTATTAGCTGTATTTGTATTAGCTACTTGATTGGTCATGATTGGTCTGCCATTGGGGTAATGTAAAGCGTTGTTGTGCCTGTACTTGTAATAGCGCTTACAGAAAACCCGTTGGGGGGTACTGCAATTACCATTGGAGAAGTCATAGCAACGCCTAAAATTACCGTGTTAGTAGGACTTCCAGCTGTTGGAAGTACTGCGGCTGGAGCAGTCAACGAATTAAAAGCATTTGCCTCTGCTATTGTCAAAGCAATAGGATTAGCAGATGTATTTAAAAAACCGCAATAATTGATCTGATCGTTACCCGCTGGAGTTACGGTCAAAGCATTTGATGCGGTTGTTGAGACAGCAACAGCATAAGATGGACCAACTGGTCTAAAAACGCTTGTGTTTGCCATGATTAAGCCGCATTCAATGGTGCTGGACCTTCATAACGCACAATTTGGAATTCGTAAACACCTGCCGCTGGAGTAGCTGGAGATGTAGTTACGTTACCGAATTGAATAGTTAGTACGCCATTGGTTAAACAATCAGATTCAGCAATAAAAATACCCGTTGTTTGGTTTGCAATATAACCACCCGATTGAATGTAATCGGTAGTCAAAAGACCTGGGATATTGAAAGTTTGAACAGCTGTTGTACTAGCCGCAACTTGAGCTGGTGTAATTGATGGTGCGATGTAAAACGTTTCGTGAGCGTTTCCACGGGCAAGAGTAGTAGATGACATGATTTTTCCTTTGGAAATAGGTTAATTGTACTTTAAAAAGAGAAAAAGTCACCCCTTTTGAGGGTGACCCTTCTTAATTTCAACTTGGATTAGCTGAAGTCGTAGCCATAAACATAAACGTCACCTGTTCCAGTTGCGCCAGATGCAGCAATTACATCAACGTACAAAGTTTGACCTTGTAGAGCTGGTGTATTAGCTGATGCTGTTGACAATGAAACGCCAAGCGGTGCTGTAGCCAATGCTGCGATCTGAGTCGTTGTCAGCGCTGGGAACAAACCTGTTGGTGAACCTACGTTTGTAGTTGTGATGCTCATAGCTGTGGTAGTTGTCAACGCAACTGCAGAACCTGCATTGTTGACGTTGGTCACTAACATAGTCTGTGGCAAGTACGTTGTAGAGTTATTTACTGGTACTGGTGTAAAGGCAACGGCATTCAAGTTAACACCTTTTGCAACGCCCAACAAA